GACAATCCAGCAGCCAAGCCCATGGTAGAAGTGAACGTGGCTCCCAATGATTTCGACCCGAAACGCCTCTCAACAGACGACCTCACCGCTCTCACTCGCCTCCTGGAAAAGGGCGCACCGGTATCTTCTGGCGTGCCAGAAGAACCTAGCGGAGAGGAGCCTTCGCGAGTACATTAAATACGCCTGGCCGCAACTGGAGCCGCATACACCGTTCTCTTCGAACTGGCACATCGACGCCATGGCCGACCACCTCCAGGCGGTTTCTGAAGGCCACATCCTCGAGCTCGTAATCAACGTTCCTCCGCGCTGTATGAAGTCCACGACTGTCATGGTGATGTGGCCTTCCTGGGAGTGGATCCGGCGCCCGCAAGGCCGATGGATGTTCGGCGCGTACGCCGAGTCACTACCGCGCGACGAGAACCAGCGCGCGCGCCGGCTAATGGAGGGGGAATGGTATCAGTCCAACTGGGGCGATCGCTGGGCGTTCGCGACTGACCAGAACGAAAAGACCAAAATCGAAAACGACAAAACTGGATATCGAATTGCGGTCGGCGCGCGCGGATCCATCACCGGCAAGGGTGGCGACCGGCTGGTGCTCGACGATCCGCACAACATGAAAGAAATCCACAACGAGACGATCCGGCAGGGCGTTATCGATTGGTACAACGGAGTCTGGTACAACCGCGCTAACAACACCTCGACCACCGCGCGAATCCTGATCATGCAACGCGGTCACGAAGACGATCTTGCCGGGCATATCCTCGCATCGAGCAAGAACGTCGTTCACCTTTGCCTGCCGATGAAGTACGAGGGCAGCAAGTCGGTAACCGTGATCGGCTTCCGCGACCCGCGGACCGAAGACGACCAGTTGATGTGGCCCGAGCACTTCCCGGCCGAGGACGTCGCGAAGATCGAGTCCCGTGGATCTTTTGAGTTCGCTGCACAATACCAGCAGCGGCCGGCGCCTCGCGGTGGAGGCGTATGGAAGAAAGACTGGTTTCGGTTCTACGCTGCGCGCGACCTGCCGGCCAGCTTCGATACCGTTGTCGATTCCTGGGACTGCTCGTTCAAAGACACGGACGGATCCGACTACGTTTGTGGTCAAAGGTGGGGTAAAACTGGCCCAGACTTCTACCTGATCGCTCAGGTCTGGAAGAAAATGGACATGCCCGACACGCTGAAGGCGGTTGTCGACTTCCGCGAGAACGCCACGGTCCTGGTGAACGCTGTTCTGATTGAGGACAAAGCAAACGGGCCAGGCGTGATTTCGATGGCGAAGAAAAGGATCCCGGGCGTGCTCGGAGTCAATCCGGAAGGTGGCAAGATGGTCCGCGCGCACGGAGCGGCACCGACGATCGAGGCCGGCAATGTTTATCTGCCCATGCCGGAGGAGCAGCCGTGGGTGTCGGACCTTCTGCTCGAGTACTGCACTTTCCCGAACGCGCGCCACGACGACCGCGTCGATGCAACATCCCAGGCTATAATCTGGCTTACGAAAAACGACCTCGAGCTATTCGCTGGCGGGTCGGTCGAACCTGAAGGCGGATCGTCTCCGTACGACGACGATCAATTTGAGCGGACGAGTCCCTGGAGGATCGGTTGACACTTCTCGAAAACAGCATCCACTTCGTCTCCGCGGTGGAGCGACCGTTCATTTGCGATGCAAAAGGCAGCGTTGATCTTCTGAAACTGTATAATGCGTTACAGACGGAAGCGTTGCGGACCTACATCGAGGCCTGCCGCCTAATCCGTAACGCGAGAGGCAATGGACGATCATAAGTGGCACAATCTTGAACGGCTGTTACCCTACAGTGACTTAGTGGGGATGATTGGTTTCGTCCTTCTCGTTGGCGGAATCGCCTGGATTTCCGTTCCGTGCGCGTTGATCGCGGCGGGCATTCTCTTGATCGCTTTGAGCTTATATATGGCACGGATCTAATGGGATTACTCGCAACGATCGCCAAGCGCGGCAACAGCGACTCAGCAGCCTCCAGTTCGCTCGCGAACGTCAATACGCCTGAAGAAATCCAGCCCATGACCGAAGCCGGCGTTTCCGGTCTTCTGCGAACTAAAGGAACTGGATACGTCTACGACGAATGGCTTGCGGCGCTTACCGCGTATCGGCAGCGGCAGGTTTACCGCGAGATGCGCGACAACGACGCAGTAATCGGGTCGATGTTCTTCGCGCTTGAAATGATTCTTCGCCGGGCCAAGTGGTCGATCGATCCAGCCAAAGGCTCGAAGGGCGAGGAGCTTGCGAAGTTTGTCAAGGATTGCATGGACGACATGTCCCATCCATGGACGGACATGATCGCAGAATGCGTCTCGATGTTCGCGTTCGGCTTCTCTCTTTTTGAGACCGTCTACAAGCGACGTCAGGGCCAGACACCAGGAACGTACCGAGACGATGAAGGTAATATTCGCCGGCGCCCGGCGAGCAAATTCGACGACGGCCTGATCGGATGGCGGAAGCACGCACCTCGCGCGCAGGAGTCGATTCTCTACTGGAAGTGGGACGACGAAGGAGGGCTGCAGGGAGCGGTTCAGCTTGCGGCGCCCGACTGGATCCAGACCACCATCCCGATCGAGAAGCTTCTACTCTTTCGAACCACCTCACTCAAGAGCAATCCAGAAGGCCGCTCCGTTCTCCGCAACTCTTACCGAGCCTGGTCATTCAAAAAGCGCACCGAGGAAGTTGAGGGAATTGGCATCGAGCGCGATATCTGCGGCATGCCTGTTCTTTACATTTCGAAGGCCGCGCTGGCTCAAATGGGTGGTGGAAGCGTGGCTGCCGGCGAATCACTCGCCCGCAAGATGGTACGCAATATTCGGATCGACGACCAGATGGGCGTGATTCTTCCCCAGGCTTTCGATGAGAAGGGGAATCGACAGGTCGACCTGCAGCTTGTGAAGGCTGCCGGCGCTAAGCAGACCGACGTTCACGCGACGATCGCACGCTACAACGCTGATATTCTTTCGACGATCCTGGCCGGATTCATCGGTTACGGCCAAACCGAGCATGGCTCGCGCAGCCTGCACCTTTCCGCAACGCAGATCTTTGCCGAGGCGATCGCGGCTTACCTCGATTCCATCGCGGATGTGTTCAATCGAATCGCCATCCCGCGGTTGCTCGCGATCAATGGAATGGACCTGTCACTGGCTCCGAAGCTGGTCCCGGGCGACGTTGGTGTACGCGACCTCGAGGAACTCGGCACGTACGTTCAACAGTTGGCAGCGGCTGGAATCCCGCTGGCCGATTCGGTGACCGCAAGCTTCCTGCGCAAGGTGGCCAATCTGCCAGAGCAGCCGGAAGAGACTCTGATCCCAGGCGATCCGCTCGACGACTACAGCGGCGCCGGAGAAGAAGAAGCACCACAGCCTACAACGCTACAAGCACCGACGTCCGGAAAGAAGCCTGCACCAACAGGCTCGACGGCGCCGAAAGATACCCAACAGGCGGGAGACCGCTTGGCTGCAGCAGTATAGGGCTGATTGTCGATTACGTACGTTCGCAAAACCAACGATGACAAGATTATCGGCGTTGCCGATCGTCTCGCTGGAAGACTGCAGCAAGCTCTCATCGATGCCGTTGGGGTAGCTTCCGGATCAATTTCTCTCCAGGAACTCACCAAGGCAATCGAGGCTGGCAACACCAACGCCATCCTCGACATCATCACAGGCAGCCTGTCGCGCGCGCTGGCCGGCCAGGGGCTCGCGGCCGGTAAAGCCTCCCTCCAGGATGCTGCTCAGATGATCTTCTCTTCCGCAGCAAAAACCGCGGTGGGCGAAATGCCAGCTTCGATTTCGACCGCTCTTTCAATGAACCTGATGAATCAGAACGCGGTCAGCTTTCTCGACAAATACACGTTCGACACGATTCGCGGAATCACCAACGATACCCGAGGCGCCTTGACGCAGGTTCTTACCAGAGCCTTTTCGGAAGGCGGATCTCCGGAAGAGATCGCGCGCGAAATGCGCCAAATGATCGGGCTCACCGCTGCGCAGGATACCGCGATTGCGAACTATCGAAGGGCCTTGGAGTCGGGAACCTCCTCTGGCCTGAAGGATGCCCTGGCCCGGAGTCTCCGAGATGGCCGATACGATCGCTCACTCCTCCGCGCGATCCAAACGGGCCAGGGCATGAGTGCCGATAAGATCGACAAACTCACCGAGCGCTACCGGGCCCGTTACCTGCAGTATCGCGCGAATGCGATCGCGCGGACAGAGTCTATCCGCGTAGCGAACGCCGGCCAGATGGAAGCCTGGCGCCAGGCGCGCGAGCAGGGGCTTCTCGATGGCGCCGAGCGGGAATGGCAGGCTGCCGGCGACGACCGGGACTGCGAGGTGTGCGACGGGCTCGACGGCGAGGTGGTTGGATTCGATGAGCCATTCTCGACCGGCGTGATGCATCCTCCGCAGCATACGCACTGTCGCTGCGGAGTCAAACTCAAAATTCCCAAAAAGGAACGAGCAGCAGCATGAAACTCTCGGTTATCGATTACGGCCACAACTCCGACCTTCCAGCGTCCGTCACTTCGCTGCTTACCGAGGAAGACGCACAGACCAAGTTTCGCTCGGTCCTCAACAGCGCTCTATCGAACGGCAAAAGTGAAATGACCGCTTTCCTCCAGGCATGGAAGACGATGCAGGATCTGGGATACGAGGCGTCCGAGTCAGGACCTTGGGTGAAGAAGGAATCGCCAACCGTGGGCGACGTGCACGTAGACCAGCCTATCGGCGCAAAGAAGAAGCCGAAGCAGAAGGACGATCCAGACGCGGATCCAGCCGACGTCGAAGAGTTCGAGGAGGAGGGGCAAAGGCTCAAGGTCTACGTTCCTCCGGTAGAGCTTCAGGCGGCAGCCAAGTCCGCGCTCGCTCTTAGCCGTCGAGTACCAGGTATTACAGAATTGCTGGCGAAAGGAGCCGGCCTTCCGCTGGCCGATATCCGAGCGATTGCCGATCACTTTGGAACGGAAGTCCCTGATCCAGATCCCCTTACGCGGGATGCGTGGGGTGGCGCATTGGCGGCGAAGTGGGCTGGAAGGGTAATAAAAAAGTCCGGAACTGTAGCAAAAAAGCAACAGTACGAAAGTTTCGAATTGTTCGGAGCGATTTCCAAGGTTGATACGGTCCAGCATCAAGTTTTCGGATGGGCATCCATCGTCTCGGTGAACGGTATTCCCGTAACCGATACACAGGGCGACCAAATAACCGAAGAGACAATAGAAGCAGCAGCTTACGACTTCGTACTGACCGCGCGCGTCGCCGGCGAAATGCACCAAGACGGAAGCGATGGGACCATTCGCCCAGTCGGCGGATTGATTGAGAGTGTGGTCTTTACGCCACAAAAAGTGGCGAGCATGTTACAGTCTCTAAAAGTACAGAACATCGACGCCATCATGCAGATGCCGTTCTGTGGATGGTGGATCGGTTTTCAGATTACGGACGAGGACGTATGGCAGAAGGTGGTTTCGGGCGACCTGAAGGCGTTCTCGATTGGTGGCCGCGGCAAGCGGGACAAGGTTAGCTGATGCCGAACGTTTTAAGCGATCTAAAAATCCACGAAACGTCGCTGGTCGACCGGCCGGCGAACTCCCACACAGACCCAGCCACCGGCAAACGAACTCCGCGCGCGACAGTCGCGATGTGGAAAATGGACACGTCGATTCCTGGCAGCGACCAGCCCGGCGTTCAAAAAGGAGCACCAATGGACCTAAACGAAATCATCAAACGGCAGGAAGTGCAGGATGGACTTCTCGCCACGATGAAAAAGGATCAGGACGCGCTGAAGGCAGAAAATGCCCAACTCGCGGTTCTGGCCAAAATGTCCGACAAAGAAAAGGCCGCATTCGGGTCGATGTCCAAAGAGAAGCAGAAGGAATACATGGACGGCGACGCGGAGAAGCGGAAACAGATGATGTCCGACTGCAGCAAGGCCGAAGAGGACGCGGAAGCTGCGAAGAAGCAGGCGACCGAAGACGCCAAGAAGGCAGAAACCTCCCGCATCGCGAAGCTCGAGCAGGATCGTGCTACCGA